CTCTGGATCCTGGCTAACCTTTGCCCTCTTGCCCTTTTGAGGCTTTTCCTCCAGGTGCCCTGGGATAAGATCTGGGAGCACCAGCCCTATAGCATCATAATCCACGCCCTTGAAAAGATCCTCGGTTTCCAGAACATTCTTATCCCAATCGCCATTATTGATATTTCCTCGGAGGATAATTTCCCTCTCCTCCTCTGGAGTGGTATCAATGTAGAGCACGGTGGGCACCTCTTTCAGCTTTAGCTTTTTTGCAGCTTTGAGCCTTTGGTTGCCATCCAGTACAACCAAAAGCCCATCACGTTCAACGATCGCCAGAGGTCTATGCTCATAGAAACCGTTTGCCTTAATCGAATCCACCAGGCGTTTCATTCCCTCTTTGGTGATACTCCTGGGATTCTCTGGCAGATTGTGGAGATCCGCCACCTTACGCATCTGGGGAGCCTCACTGGTCATTGCTCACCTCGCTTTCCTGGCTCTCATCAGCCTCCCCAATCGGATTATCGGTTGCCTCCAGGTTATCCACATCATCCATCACAGCAAAAGCCTTACGGATCATTTCTGCCAGGCGGATGAATCGGTAATGCTTACGGTTGCCAACATAGATCAATCGGCTGCCATCGTTAGGATCCACACCGATCCCATAGAAACGCCCTCTGTAGTCCAGCACCAGAGAGAGAGCGTTGTTGTATATATAGATCTTATCAGCACTGATCTTTGTGATCGTAGCGGTTCTATTGTATTTCCCATTGAGGAAAATATCAACAATATCACCCTTTTGTGAGTGATTCTTAGGGAATAACTTAACCATTGCATCCCCTATAGTTTCCCTTAATCCTCCAAAGGCAAAAAGGAGCACCAGGATCAAAAAAAATACCGATAAGATTATGATCTTTTCCATCGTGAATTATTTACTCGGTTAATAATGCAAAGATAATAAAAATGTGTCTGATAAACACACTTTTGAGCCAGAAAAATTTATCAACATCCGAAAACAAGCATAGCAGCATCCCTCCCATGCTCATTTGTGCTCTTATTCCAGCCAGTCATTTTCTTAAAACGATCCTGGGGGAGCTTGGTAACATTCCGTTTCGGAGCCACCATTTCATACTCCACGCCCAGATCCTCCAGGAAATCCTCCCAGATAGAGGCATCACGTTTGACTGATCCAACGCCTTGCAGTTTCTTCCGCTCCTCCTCCCTGGGCATTTGCTTAAACCACGTTCTCTGCCTGGGATCCTCAACCCTCACAATACACCTGGTGCCAGCCTCCAGAGCTTTCTGGTGGTATTCCTCCACGATCTTTAGAGCCTTATGGATCGCCACACAGCCAACACTGATAAAGGATCGCTGTCTGTTATCCCAGACAGCAATCCCAGTGTTGGTACCAGTATCAATACCAATGTAGATCATTTCTCCTCCTCTTTACTTGGTTGGGGGATCTCATAGAGCACAACGCCTTTGAGCACCTTTGCCTCCTCTCTGGTGCCAAAGAGTTGTGCCATCAGCAGATCATCTGGCAGATACTTGTAGCGGATCTCCTCTATAAGGCGTGAGCTGATAAACTCCTCGCTCACTACATGGAGGCTCCACATTCCGTTTTCCTTCTGAACGCTCACGATCGCTGCCTTATGGAGGAACGTGCCAGCACGATACTCTCCAAACTTATCAGAGGCGATCACCTCACTGTTTGCCGAATCCTGGAGTTTCTGGATAAACTCCTTTTTCAGCCGTTTCTTGCGCTTTTCCCAGTAGGGAGGGAAATACGCCTTTCTGACTTCCTTTTTCTCTACAGCCACGTTTTCCTGGGCTGGATTTTCTTTCTGATTTTCCATATTGTTAAAAGATATTGGGTGTTACAATGTCAAAGATCGCTTTGCAGATCTCAATGTCATAGAGGGCATCATGGAGCTTTTCATCCTCCACTGGAATCCCCAGTGCCTTAGCAACGGTGCCCTGCTTAAAGTCTTTCATTTCGGCTCTCTTTGCAGCCAGATACGGAGTAGCCAGCACCATCACATCCATACAGTTTGCCCAGAACCAGGAGCCAAAGTATTTATCCCCATTCTGGAGGAAAAATCCACGGAGAAACTGGTTATCAAAGCTGGCGTTATTGTAGCCAACCAGGAAAAACTTATCCTTTTTGTTGTAGCGATCCACATACTTAGCCAGCATATCTACAAACTGGTGATAGATCTCCTCCATCGGAGGGTATGCCAGGATTTGCTCCCTGGTTACTCCAGCCACAGCCAGAGCCTCATCCAGGATCTCCGCTTTCGGATTGGGTCTTACCTTGTAGTCGAATGTTTCTTTGATCTCACCATCTATCACGATCATTCCGCTCATCTGGTGGATCCCATGCTTTCCTGGATATGTGCCAGTGGTTTCCAGGTCAAAGAATAACGCTTTCATTTGATCTCTTTTATGTTGAATTTACGATAGCCAAACATGGCATAAACCTTTCTCATGTGCTGGAGGAGCGCTCTGTAGTTCTCTCTCCCAGCGGTCTTAATGATCCGCTTTTTCTGCTTTCTGGGGAGCCTGGGCATCGGAGTAGCATCTATCATCCACTGGGGGATATTGATCACCCCATCATAATCTCTGCTCATTCTGCACCCCCTTTCTTATACTCCCTCATCGCTTTGCGGAGGCTTCCTTTCTGATCCAGGAGAGTTGCCAGGCGGTCAATATCCACCAGGTTCTCCCCATCCATATAAGCCCAGACTTTTCTTAGAGCCTCGGAGATCGCCTTAGCCTCTTTCATATCTTTGAGGGATCCGCTTACCTCCTTGTTAGTGGCGGTGGGCTTTCCTTGCTCCTGGGCTTCAGCAACGGCTCGTTTTGCAGCCCTCACCTGGGCACCAGGGGTTTCATAGCTGTTGCCGATCTCCCTTGCTGCCTTGACGGAGAGGGAGCCAGATATGATCTGATCCTGGAGGTATTTGGGGAGATCCAGCAAAGAGAGGCATTTGCTCACAAACGCTGGCGATTTCTTAAACTTATCAGCGATCTGTACCTGGGTGTAGCCAAACTCCTCCTTGAATCTGCGAAACATGATCGCACATTCATACTCGGTGAAACGCTTGCCCTCATTTCGCATCATCTGTTCTATGTAGAGCTGTTCTGGGGTGCTATCTTTCGGAGCTTTGAGAGCCTTGATAAAGGGGATGTTTGCGCCCTCATCTATTGCCAGCATTGTTGCTCGGTAACGCCTTTCGCCATCCACCAGCTTGTATTTCTCGTTGCCCTCCTCATCCTTGAAAGGGATAACGGTTATAGGGTTGAGCACCCCAGCGACCTTGATTTGCTCTTTCAGTTCCTCCAGATCAAAATCAATACGCACGTTGAAACCCTCCATCACCACGATATTTCGGGGATCAATGAGGAAAATATCTGTTCTTTTTGTAGCGTTTGTTTCCATCAGTATCTAAAATCAGTGAAATGAATAACCACGCCCTCAAATACGTTGCCCTGGTGAACACTGCCAAAAAACCAGTTCACAAAGTCCTCGACTGAAAGCCCATCGTTCTTTGCCAGCTCCTCAACTGGCACCTGGCGATCATCAACCCACGCCTGGGGCACGGCATCATCGGTGCCATAGGTCATGGTGATCTTTTGCAGTCCTATCTGGTCACGCCTCCCGATCTCCCTCTGCTGGGAGTTATACGGTCTGCCCTCCCATTCACGGATAGAGAGGTATTTGCCTCCAGAGGCAATATCGGCATAGCGGTTATCCCATACGCCTTTGTTGTTACCTCTGATTGTATGGATCTTTTCTCCACGGTTCAGTTTCTCCTCAAAGCCAGTGGGCTGCTTGGCTCTCTGGTGTGTCACTGGGAACACCTTGCAGAGAGTGAGGATCACTTTCTTTTTTTCTACTTTCTTAGTCATTGAATTATTGTTAAATTGTTCGACAAACACACTTTTGGGCATCAGTAACGCTTTCCATGTTTGGGAGAGCGGAGAGAGTTATATGCCATCTTTTTCTTGATATGCCATACCAGATCAATGTTATACTCCCTTGCAAGCTGGAAACAATGAGCTATGGTAGTATGGAGTTTTGCTATGAGGCTGGCACGTTCATCAACCAGGTTTCGCACGATAAACCAGACTTTCTCGGTGAACGTCTTGCCCTGGTTGGCGATCGCTGGAGGAGTGCCATAAGGCAACTCTATTTCATTGGCTCCAGCCAGATCCAGGCATCGGATCACAACATCAGCCAGCTCATCCTCCAGTGTATTCTTTATTTGCACCTCAAAATTTTCCTTGAAATATACATTCCCACAATGGAAAGTCTGATCTGAAAACATGGAATACCTGGGAGTATCGTAAGAGGGGCGGATCTTAGCCCTATGGTTTTTCCTATCTGCCTCCACTGCCTCCATCAGCTCTGAAACTATCAGACAGAGGAAATGAATGTTGCTGGGCTTATCCTCATAAAAACCATGATCCACGGATGTTTGGTGTGCCAGATCTCTTAGTTTATTCCAATTTACATTTTGCATATTAACCAGGTTTATTTTCTTCGGCTGCCTCCTCGCAGCTCAATTACATTGAATGATTTGAAACGATCTACCAGCCTGGATTCAAAGCGTTCTTTGAGATCCTTAACTGTTAGATTGGAGGTGATATGATAGCGTTTCTGATATTGCTGGTAGATCTCATATCTGGCAAACAGAAACTCATCCATCACTTGATTGAGCAGGGTGCCGAAACTCTTTTGATTCTCGGTTTTCAATCCCAGATCATTGAGGCAGATATGGAGCGGAGCACATCCATCATAAGTTTCGCCCTTTTCAGTCTGGTTGTAGGTATATTTATTGATATGCCCATTAACCTTATGATAATTCATCAACTGGGTTGCACTGATATTGTGAAACGCCATTTCATTTTCAGTGGCTCGGAGATAATCCGAAAATATTTGCATGATCAGAGTTTTCCCAGTGCCAGGCTCCCCTATAAGTAGGATGTTTTTGTTGAGCTTGTAATTCTCCTCTGGAAACACTTTCTCCGCCAGCTCACAACCATTGAAATAGAATAAGAGGAATTGCAGTACCTTTTTGTTATGCTCATCAATCTGGTACGATCCCAGCTCTTTGAGCATAAGGTTATCGGCAATATTCTTAACCAGTCGGGCGTGTGCCGAATATTCATCAGCAACAGAAAGATCGTACTTAAAACCTTTCAGAGTAGTCTTTCTGTGCTTCATTGCCAGCTCCGCCTCCCTCTGCTTGATTGATTGGTAGCGTTGAGCCTGGGAATCTCTGATTATTTTCAGAGCCTCCTCCTGGGTTAGCTGGTGTGATATGTTGCCGTTGGTAAATTCCATTTTTTCGTTGTTCTTCGTAATACCTATCTACAACCCAGTTAAGGATTGCTCTATAGTCGTTTTTGTATCTTTTGCCAGAGGATCCTTTGTAATTATCCAGGATCTCTACCATCCTTTTAGCTCCCTCCTCGGTATGCTCCTCACATAGTTTGGCGTATTCATCCCTGGTAAGCGATACAAATTCTGCATATTTATATTTTTTCTTTTTCTCTGCCTTTGCCTTTTCCTCGGTGGATAGAGGTGGGGGCAATTCTTCCTGGGGCGGTTCCTCAATGAGTGGTAGGATAGGCTCCTCCACCTTGATCTCCTGGGCTTTCTCCTTTGGAGGATCTGGAGGGGGAGAGAATATTTTGGCTTTGGTAGCGTTTCCGCCTTTCAGCCCAGCCTCTCTCCGCTTTGCTCTGATACTTTCCCCTTTGATTATTTCTCTGCTGAAAAGGGCACCATCTTCACGCCAGGCGCACAAACCAGCATCAATAAGGGTTTCGATCAAATCACCGTCATTAATTGCCAGGAGGCGGTTTATTTCACCTCTGGAGTATTTATCTCCATTAGGTTTCAATAGTACCCCTCGCTCAACACTCCCCCACATAAGGCATAGAAGATCCAACCAGAGCGATCTAAGCTCTGGAGATAGCCTCCTAACACCTGGCATGGTGAGCCATGCCAGGGTGTCAAAAGGCATTAGTGGGATTGGTCGTTTACGAGCCATGCGATCGGTCTGTTATACCTCCAGAATTGCTATATTGGGGGCTACTTCACGGATCTTATTCAGCACATCATCAATGCACTGATCACGGTAGCTTTCGGCAAGCTCATTGGCACCAGGAGAAACGAGCTGTAGGAATACTTCTCCATCTTTGAGATAGTGATCAAACTCCACCTCAATAGCTTGCTTTGCAGTCCCTTTGAATATTGCAAGGTTTACGGTGAAACTCTTAGGCAGATTACTCTCTACCTCCTGGCGATATACATCAGCAGTAGAGCCAGAGGGATCACGCTGTTTCTGGATCTCCGCCTTTGCTTTGGCAGTGAAGTTTTTGAGCTGTGATACCAGCATCATGCACTCCTGGCGATCCTCAAACACGCCACGATTGAGGCGGAGGAATTGCCCCAGTTTCGCTGGAATCCATCCAGTCTGGGAATCGTTGATCCCAAAATGCTCATAGGTTTCAGTGACAGCCACGGTGCCCACGATCTTTGATTTAAGATAGGCATCACGTTCCTCAACAGTAAGCGTGATCATCATCTTTTCACGGTTCACCTGGATATTGGCTTTGAGCTGATCAATCGTATCAACACGTTTTACCAGCCAGTCCAGAGGGGTTGAGATTACGCCCGACACATTTATGCTCTCTGGAGCCTTTGTTGCAAGAGGTTCGGGCTGGGAGGCTGCTTCTCCATTGCGAATAATGACCTCAATAGGATCTTTTCCATCGTAGTTAGCGATATTGACAACTACTTTTTCTTTCTGATCTTCCATTTTGAAAAATGTTTTAGGGGATTGTTAATCATCCGTACCAGTACGGAAATTTCTGATTGCCGACATGATTGTAGGCTGTTTTTCGCCAGGGGTAAGAGGGCGTTTTTCCAGGAGGTGCCCATCTGGAGCATAGATTGCAGCCATGCCACTATCCATATCCTTGAAAAGGAACACATCCGTTGTTACCCATTCGCCACCAGATTTGATCTCATCCAGGATTCCACTCATACGTTCCAGGAGTGGCTTGATTCTGCCTTTGTAGTCGGCTCTCATTTCTGCAAGCTGTTTTTCCAGCTCTGCCACTTGGATCCCTACATTTGCATATTCAGCCCTCCGAGCGTTGATCTCATCCTGGTCGAATTTCTTGGTATAACTCCGCTCTATGATTTGATCGCAGTTATCCCTCATTACTTGTTCCCTGTCCTCCACTGGGAGTTCCAGAAACATAATTTCATCTACCATTGCGTAAAGAGGTTATAAAATTGTTGATAAAAGTTGATATGTAACTGGTATTTGTTGATCAGCACAAATGCCAGTAAACTTACAATTAGAATCTTTCTGGTAAGCAATCTCCAGCCCATCCATTTCCCCAGTAAGATTGTGAAAAGGAAAAACACAAAGAATGCCGATTGAGAGCTGAAAACACCTCCGAAAACCGCCACAATAGTAGCAGCGGTAAGGGTGTTACACACGATTCCCAGAGGGGAGTAGTTCCCCTGGATCTTTAGCTGCTTTCTGATCGGTTTACCCCAGAAAAGGAGGATCACCTGGAACACCAGAGCCAGGGCAACCACACCATAGTAAATGTTAGTCCACATCGCCATGATCATTTGAGAGGATCGCCAACAGTGAAATTGAAAGCCAGGTAATCAGCCCAGATCTTGATAAACTGCTTTCCGAAATATTCCGCTTTCTCCTCCGTTTCCTGGCACAAGCGGAACCCAACGTGCGCATCCGCATGCGAAGAGCGACCATACGTACCCAGAAAACCGAAACCCGCAGTCGCACCATCAAACGCACCAGCAGCGAGCAGGGCACCCCTCTGATCATCATTCATACGGTTGATCTCATCCTGGGTGTAGAGAGCAAACCAGGGGTACCAATAGATCTTAGATCCCTCTCCGTCTGGCTGGGGCTGGAAATCACGCCCCCAGAGGGCACGGCTTATGGTTTCCAGTTTCATTAGTGCAATGATATGTTTGGGCATATTCTGGCGATAATCCCAGTGATCGGGAAATTCAGCACACAACGCCTTTTCTCTATTCTCTGATAGGATAGGGTTTTCATCCAGAGCCTCACAAGCATCCTCATAGGTTTTGATTGTGGTGTAATCATCCAGGGAGGGCTTATTTGGGTTTGCAGTTGTCTTGCCAGTGAGGGCATCCAGGAGGCGGATCATTCTCTCATCGCCTCCGTTTTCGTTTGCTACCTGGTAGGCAGCCTGGAGATTATTTTCAAAGATCTCCACTTTTTTGTTTTCGCTCATCGCTTAATTTTTTTAATTTGTTGATATTTTGTTTAGTAACTCTTATTGCATTTAATAGCCTTAGCTTGTTACTGGGAGCTTTAGGCATATTCTCCAGAATCATTGGCAAATGCCTGGCTAACCCATGGATCAGATTATCTGGTACGCTTATCATTTGACCTCCAGTATTTATCTGGATCGGGAATCTCAATCCCCAGATACTCTCTGCCATATTCCCTCAACTTTTCACAGTAGGTTGAAAATGTTACGGTGTCCATTGTGGCAGTTGATCCAGGAAATTCAATGATCTCTCCAGTGTGTTTATTCACTACCTTATCAGCGGTTATCCGAGCCTTGAAAAATTCGTGAACTTGCTCCACACTCACAAACTCCCATCCAGCCTCCAGGAGGGCATCCAGTAGCATTGGATAAATACAGCCCCATAGCCATCCGTTCTGATCATTGCTCCTGGGTTTACGGATCTTTTTTATTTCAATCCGATAAAAACCATCCAGGGCATTGTTGAACCAGTCGTATAGCGGTTTAAGGTTGAATAACCCATTCCGTTTTTCTATGAGGGCTTTATTTGCCATTACATCAGATCCAGATCTACAGTTAAACCACGTTTGCCAGCATAGACCACTTTCCCAGTCGCTCTCTCAATCTCCGATATGAAAAATGGCTCATTACCATTATCCTTTGAGAGGTGGAGTAGCACGATATTTGAAACCTGGGATAGGTCGGAACTTTTCAGATACTCTTTGCAAGTTTCCAGCTCCATGTGTGAAGTGAGCAACCTTTCTCTTTGAGTGGGTAATGTACGCCCCTCACTGATCGCCTGGTAAAGGAATTTATCAGCATAGTTACACTCTATCAGCACATGATTGAGATTGCGAAACTTGTATTCACACACATAGCTATCGGTAAGAAACATGATATTGCCACATTGGGGGTGGTTGATCATGTAGCCCACGCACGGTACATCATGGAAAGCTGGGAAAGGGATCACCTTGAAATTGCCCAGCTTGTAACCTTTGTTAGGTACGATTGCTACAGACTTTGATCCCCAGACCTCTTTTGCAGTCCATACCTGGGGGAGTGCCAGGGTTGTAAAGCCCATTTCAATCATGCCCTTAATGTACTTTGCGTGATCTCCGTGCTGGTGTGTGATTAGGCAGCCCACAACCTTGCGGATGTTGAATCCTAAAACCTTTTTTACCTCATTCAGTCGGATCCCAGCCTCCAGGATCAGAGCCTCATCGCCAGCATCCAACACATAGCAATTTCCGCTGGAGGAGCTGCCTAATACAACCAGTTTCATATCACATCATTTAATAAGGAACCTCCTCCTCTTTGGGAGTTACTTGCGGAGCTGGAGCCTCATTTGATAGATCCTCAAAAGAGGCTGTTTCCATATCAATCACAGTAGCATCAATCGGGGAGGATGCTGGGAGCTGGTGATCAGCACTGATCTCAATGGCTTTCTCATCACTCTCCGATTCGTAGTTAAATGCCCTCTCCATTTCCACAGAGAGATAACCGTATTTACTTAGTAAATTACGGATAGTGGTTTTGATCGCCATGCCGTGAAAGTTACCCAGCCAGCCCAGATTTTTGTTGCTGTCTGCTGCCATAGGCAGATTAGCCAGATTCAGCAGACTTTCCACAGTTACATCTCTACCAGAGAGAGCTTTGGAGTATTGCTTTGCGTGTGCTGCCATAGCCTCCACTGACATATAGAGGGTTTTGCTAAAACCATTCAGCAGCTCAAAGTAGCAGAAATATCCTATCACCTTATCGGATTTTCTTTCTCCGTCAAAGTCATAGATCCCAGTGAGCTTGGATCCTTTACGCAACTCCCCCTCATAGACCGCATCGGCATTGATAGTGCGATATTGCCCAGTTCTCATAGCCAACTGGATCAAACCCTTATAACCGATCTGGAATGTGGGTGTATAGACCTCATCCCATCTTTCCCTATAAGAGCCATCGGGATTTTGCACCTTAGTTTTGGTTTTCTGCTTGTAGGCGATCACAAAAGCGAAACCCAGAGCCTTGCTGATAGGCAGGCGGAGGGAGGCAGCTTTTAAGCACTCCCAGATCACTCTTTTAGGATCGCATCGCTGGAGATAGGGATCACCGCTAAAGAGTTCCAGAACAGAGGTTACGAATGTGCCAGGGTTTTTGCCCACAGCATCCATGATCCGCTGTTGCACCTCATCCTCATTGATAACCAGTTTGAGGAGATCTACTGGCTTTAATTTTGCTGGAGCTTGGGTTGCAGTCCCAGCCTGGATTGTAGTTGTTGGTTGTGTCATTATTCGATCGTGATTTTAGCATCCAGGGAAACACGGAGGTTGATCACCTGGGATATTGTGGGAATAATCTCATTTACGCTTTCTCGATTGTCTATGAATATCGGTGCTGATACCCCCTTATAGCGACATACAGCGTTGATAATATCCAGTCCAGCGTTAAGTTTGCCAGCAGCATTAACATCGGGATAGGGAGTGCCATTGACCGTGCAAACACACGTTACATTCTCATTGCCGTTAAGTTGCTCCTTAATGAAAGAGAAAGAAACGTATGAGAAAAGGCGATCTATTTTCTCCTGGAGCTTTGCATCTTTGGCTTTCTGAAACTCCAGGGCTGCCAGCTCCCAGCCCTCCAGCTCTGCCAGGGCTTGATTGTTGGCGATCCTTTTCTCCTCCAGATCCTTGATCTCTTTATCCGCTCTCTGGATTGATTCACGTTTGAGCAATGATCTTTCCAACTCTCGGATCTCATCCTGGAGCTGTTTTTTCTCCTGGTTAAGGTCGGAAACATCCACCGTCTTAGCGTTCATGGAGAGCTGGTTTTCCAGCTCGGAAATCTCATTGCGGATAGCTTGGCAATTCGGATCAGATGCAATCATGCCCTCCACATTCGGAGTGGCTGGGATAGAGGCTTTCTTTGCCTCAATCTGGGATTGCAAGCCAGAGATCCTTGCATCAGTTTCAGAGATAGAGGCGTTCACTTTATCCAGCTCTTTCTGGATCTTTGCTTGATCCTCAATCCGTTTCTTTCCTTTGGCTACATTATCTTTGAGGCGTTTGGATTTATCAGCGTTAAAGTTGGCTTCCAGCTCCGCCTTTTTAGCCTCAATATCGGATGCCTCCAGAGGTCGGTTACAAGTAGGGCAAACAAAGGTACCCTCTGGGATCGGGGGCATAACCTCCGCATTAATACTCTTATAATCGTTTCGCATAGCCTCCAGCTCTTTGCTTATGCTGGCGATCTGCTCACTGTAGCCCTGGCTCTTTTGTGCCAGGTTGTTGCGTGTTGCCTGGGCATTGGAGAGATCAAAGTTGAGTTTCTGGAGTTCCATGTTTGCCTGGTTGATACCAGAGAGGGCATTGTTTCTGATCTCATTCTCAACCTTTGCAAGAGCCAGGCGTTTCTCCCCGATCTGGCGTTGTAGATCGGATTTTCTCTTATACTCCGCCTCTGTTGCCGTGGATTTATCACGGATCTGATCCTCTACAGCTTGGAGGCGGTTTTCTTTCTGTTTTTTCTGACTCTCCAGATCCTCCCAGTTTTCGGGTTGGGGTCGGAGGCGTTGTGCAGTTTCTATCTGGCTGGGGATGATTTTCAGCTCCTCATTGCAAGCCCTCTTTTTGGCAGCAACCTCTTTGGCGTATGTTGCCAGCGGTCTGCCATTGAGTTCTGCCAGGAGTTTCACAAACCCCTCGTTGGTGCCAGCAACCTCCTCATCGGTTACGGTGCCCACCATTTCCAGGAGGATAGCTTTCTGCTGCTCTGGTTTGAGGTGTACGAAATAGTAAGGGTTAGTTACCAGCTTGAAAACATCCTCTGGAATGATCTCTGCGATCTCGGAATCAAATTCTCTCTTGGTGCCCATTTTCACATCATTGATATAAAACTCCGTGTAGTGGTTGATCAGTCGTTCCTCGGATTTAGCCGTGGCACGGCTCCACTTTTCACAGAAGCAACGCTGGATCTTAACCTCTCTGCCATCAACATCCAGAACCGCTGTTACAGAGTGCTCCAAATGCAATAGGGGTTTCTTTGTGGTCGGATCAATCGTTTTAATGTTGAAATTGGAATCCGATCTACCAGTGCTATCCTTGCCGAAAAGCAGCCAGTGGAAAGCATCAAAGATTGTGGTTTTGCCAGTACCGTTTTCACCAGATATTACAGTTACCTGCTGGGTGAAATTCAGATATAGCTCCCTCACACCCTTGAAATTCACCAGAGATAGCGATTTAAGCGTGATTGTACTCATACTAAACTATTTATTTATTATGGAATTGAATTTTTCAGCGGTATTTGCAGCCATCAACTCTGCTCTGGAGTATTGGATCTTTGAGCGGATCGTGCTGCCTATCCTGGAGCCAGTAACCAGCCCATCATGCACCCAGCGTTTCACTCTTGCCTCTCCAAACGTCCTATAAGCCTCACGTTGCGACATGAGATCTTTTGCTGGCGTTGTGCTCTTGGCATAGTTCGCAGCTCCTAACTCCGACATTTGGGAGCAGATGTTTTTTAGTTCATACAAATCCAGGACTATTTGCATATAATTATTCCTCTGAATGCTGTTTCAACATACGCACGGCAAAATTTTTAATACTTTCTCCATCCTCATCCTCCACAAAAGTGAGGTAGGAAAAGTAGCCACTGCCAGCAGCAGTTACAATATGTGCCCAGTTGCCCATTATAATGCCGTATATACCTCCGATACAGAGCAATACCCATACAATGAGCCAAACGAGATTGTAAACTTGATAATCTTTCATCAGTGTTGCATTTTAGATGTTATTAATCGAATAATTCATTCTCTGGAATCCCCAGATGCTCCGCAATGAGTGATCGCCTTAATGCGTCTGGCTTTTGAGTGCCATAGATCCAGCACCTAACTGTAGCTGGATGCACCTTGCATAATTCAGCGATCTCATCGACAAATGCCGATTTAGGAGCCTTAGCTGCCTTTGGAGGCAAAGCATCGTAATGTTTCCGAAATCTGTTTTTAGCCATATTTTTTACGCTTATATTGTGTGTTGCACAAACATATTTTAGTATATTTGCACCACTCAAAATGTTTAAGTGTTGCAAAGGTAAACAATTTACCGAATATACACAAACAATTTAGGCAAATAATTTACCTTAAAAATCACAGTTAAACGTAATTGTATGGACATCAACAAGATAGGAAGATATAAATTTTTCATGCAATACCTTGTTAGCATAGGGTTTGCCTCTGATCAGAAAGGTATTGGGCAAATGATAGGCTATAATAACCCCTCTGCATTTTCCCAAGTAATCAACGGTAAGAAACAAATGCCTAAAGACTTTACCAGTAAACTTAAAACTATTTACCCAGACCTTAACGAGGATTGGTTAGAAACTGGAGAGGGTAAAATGCTATTGTCAGATATGGGAGGTCAAACTTTCACTGGTGATATAAACGGAGGAGATAATAAATTTTCTGGACGTGATATGACCATCAATCCTCCATGTACTCTGGGATTTGATATTGATAAGGTTTTTAGTGAAATTTCAGCCCAGCGAAAATTGACAGAGGAGGCACAAGCTCAAACTCGAAAAGCCCAGGAGCAAATGGATCGGCTCCTAACCATTATTGAGAATCTAAACAAAAAATAAGAATCATGGAAAAGTATTATCGTTTGGTGATAAACCTCTATAAAGAGGCACTGATAAACCAGGTAAATTCTGAAAAGATCCTGGAGGCAAAGAAAGAGATCTCAAACGCAATAACCACCGCCAGAATCCAGGGCACTCCCACTGATGGACTGCAAGCACTTCTGGAGGATATAAACGAGGTCAATGTATGAGATCGGCACTAATAATTGGCACCCTCTTGTTTCTATGCTCTTGCCAGGAGCCTTATGAGAAAGCTGTAGCAGAGTATATCAACACAACAATGAGTGATCCTGGTAGCTATGAAAGAATTGAATTAGGCACCCCCCAGATCTATTCTCCTACAACAATGTTTATGAGCCAGCTTTCAGTGCCCTCTGATAGCATTGCTGGAGCAATCGAGAATTTCAGAAAGGAATTAGAGGCAAAGGGAGGGGATCCAGACCAGGTTTTATATTATACTCTGGAGCATGAGTATCGGATAAAGAATAACCAGGGAGGAAAGGATCTCCACAAAGAGATCTGGTATCTTTCCGAGGATCAAACCTCCATTTTCAAAATTGAACCAAAATGAATACGCCAGTGAGCAAACAGATCATGGAGCGTTTCTATTCAGCTCTGGATGCTATAATAGCAATGAAAAAGATCCGAGGTGTAAACACCTATTGTCGGTTGAATGAGATAGACAGACGCAATTTCATCGCACAGAGAAAAGATCTGGATCGTGGTTGGTTCCAGGTTTCCTGGCTCCAACCAATGGTTAAGGATTACGGAGTGAGTGCCAAATGGCTCCTACTGGGTGTTGGAAAGATGTTTGAGTAAAAGTTAGAGGCGGTGCCAGGTTGCATCGCCTCTTTTGTTCTTTCCCCCACACCCCCTATTTCATATACTCTGTATAGTATAAATAATAAAACTCTTTATGTTATTATATTATATACTATATATAGTAGCCGATAACTTTTGCTTAGGCAAATGGCGATTTTTCGGAGGCTTATTTCCAGACACTTACAAACATTTGCTTAGGCAAAACAAAATCGGCAAACATTTGCTTAGGCAAAACGCAAAAATTAGATTGCTGATTTTCAACGCTTTGTAAACATTTGCTTAGGCAAAAGTGATTTGCTTAGGCAAATGTTTGTAAGTTGCTGATTTTCAGTGGTAGTAGTTTTGCTTAGGCAAATGAAAACACCCTTAAAACATTTGCTTAGGCAAATGAGCCAAAAATTAGGATTGATTTTCAGAGGGTTGCAAACATTTGCTTAGGCAAATGTTATTTTTGCTTAGGCAAATAACGCTCCTCCTTAACATCATAATTGAGGTTCACCAGATCCAGCACCGCTCTATTGGCTTTGTCGTTTGGCTCCCAGCTTTTGCGGAGGTAAATATCGGTTACTTTCATGGAATCATCCACATGGTTCAGAGCTGCGTGGACTATGTATTTATCCACTCCAGCATCATTGAGAGCGATCGTTGCCCAGCTATGCCTGGCAGCGTAAAACTCCAGATCTGGAATCTCCAGAGCATCCCCAATGGTTTTAAGCCCTTTGTTGATGGCAGCCGTGAATGTGTCAATGGAGGAGTATAGCCGATAAAAGTTAAAAACCCTCTCTCCAGTCGGATCCTTGTATTTCTCCATGAGTGCCTTTGCCTCTGGCTCAATCTTTATGGAGATCTCTGCGTTATCATCCCTCCTGGTTCTGGTTTTCTTTCTCTGGTATGTGAGCCTCCCATTTTTGCAGTCGGTACAAGTAAACAGATCCGCCTCATTCATCCCCAGCAAAAGGAATGAGAGCAGAAACACATCCTTTGCCAGGTTGTGCCGATTGGTGCCAGGTTGCATGATCATGGTGTAGGGGTGCTCAACAAATTTCTGGAGCTGTTCAACCGTCAGAGCACGTTTGCGAGTTTTAGGAACTTTGGGGATCGCCACCCTCTTGAATGGAGAGAGGGGGATCCGTATGATCCCAGCATCCTCATCATTAAACTCCGCCTTTGCCTTATTGTGGATCGCCCTCAACACCGATGGATATAGGCTTTGTGCCCTAGAGCCTCTTTCCCTATTTGGTCTGGCTGGTAACTTCTGGAGCCAGGCGATCCAGTCATTGATCATCTTTACCGTGATCTCCTTGATGCTGATCTCCTCCCTCTCCATGAATCTTACCAGGCTGTTGATCGCCACCGTATATGTGCGAGCGGTGCCAGATCGCCCCTCTTTCTCCAGTTGCTTTGCATTGGCTTTACCATACGCCACAATATCCAGATCAAACACCTCCTGGCTATCGGAGGTAATGATCTCCACTACTTGCTCAACGGTCATGGTCTTGATCGCCTCTCCGACACGATCACACCTGGAGCGATACTTCTTAATGAGATCATCAGTCAGATCAATGTATTTCTGGTTTTTCAGTTTGAGGGAGCGAGTAAGATCCTCCCTGGTCACATACCAGGGGGTTGAGAGATACTTTTTCCTCATATTTTGAGTGACACGGATCTTTATGTTGTATGTGCCATCAGCCTTTTTCTGGTGGGCATATACCTCCGCCTTGAATGTTGCCATGCTTTCTGTAGAATAATTGTAGAATATTACACCGCAAAATTACTGAATTTTTGCGGATTTTGCAGACGCAAAAAGCCCAATCTGTCACAGACTGGGCTAAAAGGTACCTCCGAAGGGAATCGAACCCTTATCTATGGTTTAGGAAACCACTATTCTATCCGTTGAACTACAGAGGCTTAAAGTGATGTTGGCGATTGATCCGCTCTTTGCCTGGTGCCAGCACCTTAAAAATCGCTATTTTTAGGCTCTTGGATAGCGTTGGAGATTAGGAAACTTCTATTCTATCCGTTGAACTACCAGGGCTTCTTTCTATAGTACAAAGATATTGCAATGCAATGAATCATGCAAGCATTTAGACACTGAGAATA